ATTTAAAAACTTAGGAATAACTATATATCCGTGAGATTCTAGTAACCTATAATACACGCTTTCCATTAATTTGGTACCAAGGCCATTTTCTCTGTTCCTGTTTGTGGATCGGTAATCTGTTGCCAATGGTATCCTGGTGGTGGAGTCTGCGGTGTTGCCTGCGGTTGAACATAAACTACACTAGGTGGAGAAGTATAAACAACCGGAGGAGGTGCGTAATATCTAGGTTGGGCTAATTCATAACCAATAACACCGCCAATCAAGGCCGGAGCCACCCACCCACCACGATAGCAACAACCACCACGCCAGTGTGCTTCGGCTGATGCTGATCCGACTAATGTTAGTGCTAAGATGCTTGTTAATATAATTTTTTTCATTGCTAACTCCTTAAAGGTGAGTATACTATAGAGTATACTATATTTATAATATTAGGTCAATGGTATTTTGGATTAACTACGATTGGATAAAGCACGATTTGCCATAGCGGAAACCGTTTTTTCTGGTGCTGTTTGTGTTTCGGCACCATCTTCGCCTGGAACTTCGATATCGGTATCAACCGGATTAATAAACACGTATTTGGTTCCGTTTTCATCATCTTTAATATTTGCCACAATGCTCTTTACTGCGTCATTATGTTGTTTGGCGTTTTGTAGTGTTTCTAAAGTAAATGCTTCAGCACCTGGTTTATTGCGAACCAAATTGATCAGTGCTTCAACAGAAATCTTAGGAACTGCAGCATGGTTACTACTGTATTGCAATTCTCTTAGGGTATTGATCAGTGCATCAATGGCCACATGGTCAGCATCGTCTTCTACGTATGCTGACAAATCTTCATCGTCTTCAAATAAACGGCCACCGAATTCTGTAAATCTCATTAACGAGGCTCTCTACCTAATTCAGCTGTGCCGCCTGCAGCTGCATCTACAGCACCCATTCCGTCACCTTCAGGTTCCTCAGCGCCCATTGCAGGCTCAGGTGCCATACCAGGCATCGTACCTCCCATGCCACTCATACCGCCCATGCTCATATCTGGAGTAGCTTCGCCAGTTAATGCACGAGCAGCTGAGTCAGCTTGTTCGCGACCATCGCTTAAGGTTTGCCATACTTGTTGTAGTAATGGAGTAACTGTTTGTTTAAATCCTTCAGCACGGTCTTCACCGATTTGATCGCGGATAGTATCTAATAATGCAGGTAACTGTTCGTTCTGCATTTTACCAATTTTTTCTAGCATGTCTTGAATGCTATCAACCATGTCTTTAGCAGCTAAGATTGCTTCGCTTTTAGCCATTTCGCTTTCTTGGATAAGAACATGACGGTTCTCTACCATCCAACGATTTAGACTTTCGCGGACCATAAACATTTCCATATACTGAGGATTTTTTTCAGCAGTATGAGCACCATGTGTGCGTTTAACTGCATCTAAACTTTCTGTAATACCTTTAGCCAATTTATATGCCTTAGGGAATGTTAAATTATCGTAGTCAATTTTAAAGCCAAAGCGGCTTTCTACTACTTGGTTAATTTTTTTAGCTTTTGGCTGATTGCCGATTTCTGTTAATCTCATGATTTTTAGGTCCTATTCCGTCCAAACTTTTAAATATTTAGCTGATTCGATAGATTTCTTAAGAGTTTTTTGTGCTAACTCTAAACGCAACCTAGCGTCTTCAAATCTGGCCGTCCATATACTTATGCCGATTATATTCTGATTCTTTATTGCACGATTTTTACTGTTTTCGTAGTGTGTTAAATCATTTTTAAATCGTTTAACTTCACTGTCAGCTGATTTTATTTCAGCGGCCAGATGGTCAGAATGCACCTGCTCACATAAACAATAAAAAATAGCCGACTGTTTACTGTCAAATTCGTGCTGTAATTCACGATTATGATCCAACAAATGCCAGTATCCTTCCGCAGGTACAACATATAATTTGCCTATACGATATCCGCCACTGGGCAAAGGCCAGATTAACGGTATGTGTTTATTTTTTGATAACTGTGCAAATTCACGATGTGTCCAAGAGCTGATGTATTGTGCAGCGGCAACTATTACAGCATCTACTTGTTGTTTGGTAGGGTTATCTTGATCTTCTTTTATAGGTAATGCGACCATTTTCTTGAATTCTTAATAATACATCCTTGTTAACCAAATGATTTGCTACCAATTGCTGTCTTGGGTCTAAGTCGGCTTTAAACAGTTGCTGGTTATCTCGTAACATGTCTAAAACTTCAGCTTCCTCATTTGTTATTGGAAGTGTTATATTATTTAAGAGTTCTACAATTCGCATTATTTTATTTGAAGTGTGTGGCCAAAAGAGTTATAATACCAGCAACTAGCACACCTATTATAGTTGTACCAATGGTGATTAATGTTTTGTAATGTCCGCTGTCATTACCTGACAGACTATCTTTGATATCCACAATGTGACCTTCTAGCTTGTCCATGCGGGTTTCAAGGTTGGAAAGTTTAGTGTCCAAGTTACTATACCTTTCAGCACATAATTCTACGTGCGCCTCAAGGCTTTTCTTTTCTATATCAGTTGAGGACATAATGTCTCTTCGCTTTCATTGTTTAAGCGATGCGCTAATGTGCCTGTGTGAGCCGTAATAGTAAGCCATAATGGTGCCGTAGCATCAACTATTATTTATTAAATATTGCGTATATCACTGTATCCATCTAGAAAGTAAATATTACGAATTGCACCATGGGGATAAAAAATAGGTAACATAAAACGTGCTGTTTCTTCCAGACCTTGTATAACGGGCACTTGTTCAAAATACTGTTCTAATAGAGCAACCGGATTATTACTGTTAGCATATACACCTGAGTGTTCAACTGCCCATATCCAGGCCCATACTGAGTGACACCCTTGAAAAAAATCTCCAAATTCGAACCAATCTAAATCTATACCGTCTTTGCGTATGGGACTGATTATTTCTATTGGTTGTGCACCAAGACCTATTGTCTGTACCACTGTTTCCCAATTACGTTGTTGATTACGAGCTAGTTCTTCACCGTTACGAGTTACTCCGGTGGCAGTAATATCTACTAGAGTGATGCCTGTGTAATAGTGTAACTGTGTATTCATACAGATACTTATGCCACAAAAAAACCGACCATAAAGATCGGTTTCTTTTTATAGTTAAATTAACTATTAAGCAAACTTGATACCACCAGTAGATGATACTGTTGCTGTTACAGCATAAACGTTGCTTAAAGCACCGATGTTACCTGCACCGTCACCAGCTAATGTTTGACGAAGTGCGTTTTGTGCTGTTGTATCTGTCCAACCTGAACGCTCTGTAATGATGCTGATCTGTGCACCAGAGTCAACTTGGTATGCTAATACAGTTGCGTTACCTTCTAAAATACGTAAAACTGTCTCAACTGCACCACCAGTTGTTAATTCAGCTGCTAAGTTACCGTTAGCACCAGCTGTTGGGAAAACAACTTTATATGCTGTAATAGGTGCTGCAATACCTGTGTTGATAATTGCGGCATTAGCAAATGAACGACCTGCGTCTGCGTTTACTACACCGGCTGCGTCGCCGTTAATTCTTGTGAATGTTGCCATTTTAAATCTCCTTAATTAAATGAGCCCTTAAGGACTACATGCAAATATTTATGATGATCAGTAAAAAACTATAGCCTACCTTGAACATTTGCAGTGGAAAATACGCTACGATCTACTAGTTTTATAAACCCACTAGGTGTGTCTATGTTGAATCCTTCGCCCTTGGGTTCGCCGCCCACTGACTGCTCTATACCTGTGACCTGCGAGTCTAACTGTTTTAATATAGCTAGTTTTAATACAGCTACTTTACTATATACCTGATCTAGTGCTGCCAAAATAGGCTTATTTTTCTTGTCTATTACTATATTAAATTGTGGGCGTGTTAATTTACTCTGTAGCCAATTACCATCCACTGCTTGATTGGTTGCCTTACGATTATAGTATTGCTGTAGTCGATCTTTGCTGGCCTGAGTCAGACTGCTTAAAAATTCATCACCACCTAAACTGGCAAAGGTATTTACTGCTCTTATGGCGTCGTTTTTGGCCTTAACCGGTTCTTTCATCTTAAAGGATGTGCCCATGTTGCCGGTGAATACGGTAATGTATTCGTTGGTGCCAGACAATCCACCTAGGCCCGGCAAACTTTGACGATCGACTAATGGGCTGCTTTTAGACTTTTCTATGTCTGACCCATAGCTGTGTACTGCTAGACCTACAGCACGGCCGGCAATTTGTTTGCCTAGGTCACTGTGAGCATCTACACTATAGGTTACACCGTGTGGGTTTGGTTTAAACACAAACTTGCCTGCTACAGGAGTCAGTGGATCTGTCCACATTAGATCTCCCTGTACAAATCCTTTGAAATTTGCAGGGCATATACTGCCTACTGCATTAAACACCTTGGCCAGCATCTGTGCTACTTCTGGATTCTTGGCACGGTCACTAAAAAACTTTATTAGTTCTTCGGCACTGGTAACCTGTCCGCCAGCTTCACCAATATACTCTTTATAGTTCATAGTGAAACGACCATCACTGGTTCTACGGCCAAATATAATAGCCGGCGATCCGTCCCATTTGATGCTGACAGTTTCGGGTTGTTGTACAGCACCAATCATGCCGGTGATAGCATCCATGGCCGCGGTACTACCGCCAAAGATAAAATCTTCAGGGTGTGGTGTTCGAGCACCTTCCATTAGATTTTGTATAAATTCTAATACTATCATTGAAACAATCCTCGGACCATATCAAGGCCTTGTTGTACTTTTTCTCTATCATCGTTGGCACGTGCTATTGCGGCTGGTGTTGTGGCTTTGTCGCGCTTCTTGGCTGTAATATCTAACATAGCCTTTTCTTCATAGCGTTGCCAAAATTTGTTAATAAAATCTTCTGCATTTGCAAACTTAGCCAAGTCGCCTTGACCAAACATGCTGTTTAATTCACAGCTACGTGCAAATCCTTTGACACCATTGACTAGTTTACTTATTTTAACATCTTCGATGTTGTTGCCAGGAAACTGTTTTAACATCGGATCAATTTGAGGATTGTCAATTCCCAACTGTTGAGCTTCGTAGACAAATGTATCTAGAATAAATGTTTCTGGATCAGTAGTAACTGTAACAACCTGTGTGCCTTTTTGTTTGCTAAAAGGAACGTGTTTACCATCTTGTACTTTTAACTGTACACCGGCATGCTGAATACTTAGATCAAGTATTTCGCCTAATACGCTGTACATATTACCTGTTAATAATCCTTTAACACCGCGCTCAGGAGTAACACGTGCGGCGCCCCATTTTTCTAAACGTTCTGGATGCCACATAAAATCTATTTGTACAAAGTCGTTGTTGCCAACCTGGAATGTAGGATGCCCGGGTTTGTCTCCTACTTCTACATAGGGTAAACCTGCGCTAATAAATTCATCGGTTAACTTATTCCAGTGTGCGGTAAATTGTGTATAACCTTGTCCTGTTGCTTCTGGCGCAATCATTTGCAAATCAATATCACCATAAATTTTTTCTGGATTGTCGCGAGCATCTTGTTCGTGATATGCGCTACTTCCTGTTGGCCGTCCGCGACGTATTTCTCCTACTTGTGCTCCGTATTTTTTGTTAAACTCAGCAACAAAGCGATCAACTACTTGTAAAGCTACACTAACAATCTTAGGGTGTAGGACTGTGCCCTGTGTTTTAACAGAATCCCAACCGCCTTCAATAACAAATTCTCTTGCTCTCATCGTAGTTTATCGGACCAGTGTCTTAACCACTCGGTTGGGTGAGCACTATCTTCTAATTGTGGTAGTTGTCTACCTGAACGTTCTAGATATTCCCGGAAATCTTTTAACTTGGTATCACGTTGGGGGTCGTTACGTAAGGCTGCAACAGTAGATTCAACACCGGCTAGATCTCGTACTGTGCCTGCAGGCAAAAACATCTTGGCCATTACTGCTGGATCATCTGTGACCAATTCATCGGTAAGACGGTCATGTACTCCGTCGTGCATGGCCACTTTAACGCCTAGTGTTTTGCCAATGCTGTTAAACAGCACAGCACGGTCAACACCTTTGAATTGACTACCAGCTGGCATGGCTGCCATCATAAACCTAGTCCACTTCATTCTGTTTACAAAATTAAAATCTGTTTGCACAAACCCATTTTTGATATTGCCGTTTATTGGAGTGCGGAAATGTATTTCAATACCTGACTGATCAATCCAGCCGGCACGAAAGGCAGGTTGTTTACCTTTGGCCTTACGATTCATTATTTCTTCATCAGGAATACCGTTATGCTTACACCAGTTTACTAAGGTGCTCATTACTGCGTCTTTGGTTAATACGTTAGCATCTAACAGTAGATCTATATCACCAGATGTTTCGGTAACGCCGGTACTGCCAACCATGGCATCGCGTAGTGTCAAGCCTGTGATTTGTTCGAGCCAAGCAATGGTAGTAGACACATCCACACGATTAATACGCTGTGTTAAAGGTACCTGTTGTTGGTCTTTAAAGACATTACCGCCTTCAAGCAGAATCATTTTATCTGATCCCACAGCAGTGCTGAAAAATCAATAGATGATTCTTCTAATGCCGGTTTTTTGTTTATTTTACCAGCATTCATAAGACCTTGTTCTCTTCTTTTTTGTAATGCTGCCTTGGTTGCATCTTGATTGCTAGGTGCTGGTGTTACTGTAGTAGCTCCATTTTTAGATGTAACCGGCGGGTTAGTATCGGTTACATTAGGAACACCGGTAGGTGCATTGTATGTAGGAGTTGCGTAATTAGTTTTATAACTTCCAGGTCCTCGGCCGTAATTTGTAGTAGTTGCTGGTGTGGTTGTAGTAACTGGGGTATTAGGAAGTTTTGGATACGCTGTATCTACTGGGCCCATATCTTTGCCTGGCATTTGAGGCATTGTGGTTGCTGTTGGTTCTGTTACTGGAGCATTTGTGGTTGCTGTTGGTTCTGTTACTGGAGCATTTGTGGTTGCTGGTGGTTCTGTTACTGGAG